AATATACCAGGGATAATTTGTCCAGTCGTGGCGTAAGCTCCAAGAGCTGCCATGATGCCAATCATTGCCCAGCGTCCATTCTGAAGTTCAGCGTTGTCATTCATAGTGTATTCAATAGGTGCTTGAAGTTGAATTACTTCTGTGTCGTTCATTAAAATAATGAGTAAGTTAATGGGCGAGGATGAAAGTTCAGGTCGCCACGAATACACTTAACCAAAACCATAGCGTTGGTTATGTCTTATTTCTTTATCTTTATCTGATTCAAGATCAATCGGTAAAGGTATTAACTTTTGTTTAATTGGATCTAAATACAATTTATCTCCAATAGTTGTATGCCCTTTTCCTCCTTGTGCTAATTTTTTCATACCAGAAAGTAGTGCTCCTGGGTTTTTATATTTACCGCTACCATCTTTACCGTATTCTCTGATTAACAATGGTAGCATCAGATCACGAAGAGTGCCTCCTATGTTCTCTCGTTGAAGAGATTCGTTTATATTAGCTTGTAGATTAGGTAACTGTATACCTTTCTTTAGTATATCACTTGCGTTACCTGCTTCTCCACCAACTCCACGTTCTTGTAGTGTTCTAATTTTTCTAGTTCTACGAGTAGCTGGTGTCTCATTAATATCAAAGCTAGGATTACCAGATATCATCATACCTTTACCTGGTGGTGGTACAAATGGACCTTTACCTTTCTCTGGGTCATCATATGGTTGACCTGGTGATCCGCCTTTACCAGCTATCATCATAAGAACATTCTGCATTCCTGCTCGGTAAGCTTTTTGTTCTCTATCAATTTGTTGTATCTTTAAACTTTTGTTTGTCCAATCATTGCTTATAGCCATAATTAAAAGTTAACATTGGATCGTTCGAGTTTCTTCATAACGTCTTGTCTATATGCAGAATCTCTATCATATCTAGGATCACTCATAGCCTGTACGACTTCTGCTTGACTACGGAATTGACTTCCGTCTGCTTTAGGTGCTGTACCTGTTAACATTCTACCATCTACTCCTTTAGAATCTTCCCATCTATAAGCTAAAGATCTAACAGCAAAGAATGCTGCTAGTGGATCACCTTTCTCCATCACTGCATCGAACATTCTTATCTCTTGTTCATTGAGACTTTTCTCTGCCCATTGTAACATCTCTGTATACCCTTGATCTCCACCTGCTATATTCTTTAACTGTGTTATATTATTATCAGTTAATTGTTGAGGTTGATTCTGGCTACGATATTGTAGATGCATCTTAGCTAAATCTTGTGGATTAGCTTGTTGTAATTTACTTAATACTTCATCACTAAACTTTTCACCAGTTTGACTTTCTTCCCATAACTGATCTAAAACATTAGTTGACGTATTATCTTTCTCAGTTTTATCTTCTTCTTTTTCTTCTGTTTCTTGTTTAGAAGATTCGGTGTCCCCAGCTTCTTTGCTAGTTTCAGAGCCTTTCTCTCCAAGTTTTTTCTGAAGTTCAACGTAAGCACTTTCTAATTCCTGTGCATTTTTGTATTTACCAGCAAGCAGCTCATCTTGTGCATCTTGCATAGCTTCTCCAACTTGCAGAGAATCCTGCTCATCGGCATTAAGATTCTCTGCTGAAGTTGCTTCTTGTGTATTTTCGTATGTTAATGTTTCTGCCATAATTTACTGTGGTGGTTGTTGTGGAGGCTGTTGAGGTGGTGGTCCTTCTTGTCCTCCTTCTTCAGCTAGTTGTGCTGCTAATGCAGGGTTCTTAGATGGATCTCTCATAGGAGCTTTAGCCATATTAGCTTCTTGCTTAATCCTTTCCATCTGCATTAATTGCTCTTGACCTTTCTGTTCTTCTTGCTGTCTTTCTTCCATACTCTTAACAAGATTTAATACATCTATACCTTGAGCTGCAGCTAATCTCTTAATCACTTCGTCAGGATTAATGTATTGTTGGATAGCATCTGGACCCATGGTCTGTGCAATCGTCTGTAGGAAAGACCCCAAGGCTTGTACATCTTGACCCCTACCAAGGCTGTTAATACCAGCAACGATGATAGGTATTTCACCTGTCTTTTGGAAGACACTAAGTTTTCTATTAAGATAAGGTACAAGGAATTCAATTGTAAGTAATCCAAATAGACCACCTAACTGTTGTTCTAATTCCAGCTGGGTCATCTGGACTTCTTGAGCAGTAGTCCTTTCGCTATCCCTTACACTTAAGATAAGGAAAGCTTCATTCAATCTCTTCTCTAAGGTAGCCATCAATTCAAATGCTGTTCTAAAGTCAGCAGTTTTACCAACTTGAACTACACCTATGTCATCTGGTCTACCTTGAACGATCGCTCCGTTGCCTGCAGAGGCCAGCGTCTGTGGTTTAGTAGTGCTTGAGGGTGATACAGTAAAAACAACTTTAGCAGCTGCTGCAGAGCCTTCTACGAGTGCCTGAGACAGTGCTTCAAGTGACTTAAGATCTCCTATAAACTGACCTACTCTACCTCTACCATAAGCTTCACCATCTACAGTATTAAAACGTAGTGGTAGCCATGGTGTTGTATCTACTGGTGCTTTACCTTGAGATCCTGGTAGTACTTTATCGAATACTTCTTGATGCCATATGAATCTATTGTTATCTCTAGTGACATGAGTATAGACATCACACTCTTGCTTATCAGATTTAGTCTCATCAACTACTGATTCATCTTCATCTATCTCGTATTCCTGACCTTCAGGTAAATACTTATCTATTAATTTTTTGTTGATTCTTTCTCTTGTGACTATTTCAATCACGTTGCCGTTACCATCTCGCTCTATCACGTAGCGGTTCAACGGAAATAATTTCAATCCTTCTTTACCCATAAAGACAAGAGCATTACCAGCTACAACTAAGTGTTGTAATGCTTGGTGTATTACTACACGATCATCTGATGCTGCAATAGCTTCAAGGATGGTTCGCTCTATCTTTGCAAAGGATAAATCAAGTTCTGATTTTACTTCTGGTGGAAACTCTTGTCCTAATTGTGACTCATCTAATTGTAGTTTAAAGAAACTAGTCTGTGGTGGTACCAGACTAAGAGATAATTTACTAGCTAAAGCAACGACTCCTTTGGCTCCAACGGATTGCCAAGGAGTATTAAGTTGCTTCATGCCTCT